CCCGCTAAATTGTCCCTTTTTATAATAGTAGAGGGTTCAAATTTTCCGAAATCCCCAACTCTAACTTCCGCTAAATCCAAAGAGACTTTAACATGACGAGGAGTTAATGTGGTCAAATCATATCCCCACTCCTCTTGATTATACTCTATATTAACATTTCTACAAATACAAGGAATACTCTGATACATTGTTCCATGAGTTAATCTTAGTAAAGGAGGACCGTAGATGGGATTTGAAGCATCATTATCAACACAAGTTCTAAAAATATTAATAAAAAATATTAGGGTATCCAAAAGTTGATATTTCTTTTTGTTATTAATTGCTGATGCCAACCACCTTTTAGTATTACGTCTATCTGTTTCTAACATACCCTGTTCCGCCATGTATACTTGTAATGATTGACTTCCATCCCCCTCGCCACCCATTGCCACATCATAGTAGACTCCCGCAGCATTTTGCCTTTTGCGAGTCTGAGCCAGATTCGATACCTGTCCCGCATAATCCTGTTTAAGTCTATCATATCTTTTCTCAGCTTCCAGTGATGGGGAAGAATTTATATACCTCGTACCCATATCCTGAGACCATTTTGTAAATAATAATCTTTGATCTGCTTTAGTATCATCAAATAATCTTTTAAATCTGGATGGTCCCATACTAAAATTTTCCAAGTGAGGTAATGTATATTTAAGATCTAGTTTAATTTTTCTAGACTTCGCTCCCGTATACGCAAACAAAGAACTACTTCTTCCTAATGGATTATACTCTACAAGGTTGGCTGATTTAGATTCAGTTATATCAGGATTCTCATAAAATGGAATAAAAATAATTATATTATCTTTTGGATAATGAAATTCTAATCTAGATCTTTCTTCTAGCAGTCTGGTATCTGGTTGGCCTGCAATTCTCATAATTTATTCGTTACTCATAGTGGATCCTGCGGCTTTTTTTGCCATATTTCTCGCTAGCTCTGCTGCACTTTTGGTTTGCTGCTCTCTTAAATCCTGAGCATAATCCCTTCTTATTGCAGCGAGATTCATAGACGCATTGATTCTCTCTAATAGTTCATTAGCAGTACCTTGTGCCAGAAGTCTTTTCTCTTCGATAGCCCGTTTCTTGGCTTCTGCTAGAGCGTTTTTGAGTTGAATGGCAGCAAGTTCTTTGAGTCGCTTCGCCTTCTCCATCGCTTTTCTCTCTTCAGTGTCCTTCTTGACAGCAGCGGCTATTTCCTTTTGCACGACTAAGGCTTTATTGTTCCACTTATCTATAGTTTTTTGATAGTATGACAGTTTTGCCATAAGTATAAAAAACCCTTTTTTAACATATAAGCCCATTCGGTCACCCGCTTTCCTGAAAGAGAGAGCAAGTTGCAGTATACCTTCCCACATTCCTTTACTAAATGCTGCCTTAATCTTCAACCATTGATGCTTAAAAAAATCAAAAACAGGTTGTAACCCATCAATCATAGGCTTAAGAAATGCCATAATATCGTCTTTAAAGTATATAATTAATGCTACGAGTCCAACTATAGCAGCAAGAATCCATCCAAATACAGGAATATTCATAAGACCTGTTAGTATGAACCTGCCTGCCCATTTCATAACCCCCATAAGGACACTTCCTATCTTTCCCATGAATCTCATGATACCTTTTAGAATACCACCACCAGCTTTCACTTTAGGAACTCCTTTCTTAGGGATCTTTGCGAAGCGACCCCCCGCTCCTCGGAAGGTGTGCCTCTTGGATTTTTTTACCCCCGTCATGAAACCAGGACTGCCTCTCTTCTTGAGGGCAGCGAGCCGTCCCCGTGCGGCGGTAGTTTTTAACATTCCTTTTATCATAGCCGCTATCCATAATACTATCTTAGCTGAAACCGACCACAACCCCTTTCCTATTGATATAAGAGGAGTTAACCAAGGTCCAAATATCTTAATAATACCTAACCCTCCTGCTATAACTCCTAAGTACTTAACCAGTGTTACAAATTCAGGATTCTCAGCCCATTTTATAAGTTTCAGCATCCATCCTGTTAACAGCTTCTTAAGGGGACCAACAATTTTTGCTTTTACATTATCCCAAGTTTCTGTAAATTTCTTATTGACCTCCACTTCTGCGAGTTGAAGTTTTATTTTCTCCTTAATCTCTGATCTAGTCATACCAGCGTATTTCTCAAGGAATGCTTTATTAAATTTCGCCGCTTTAGTAATAATCCCTCCATAGGTTTTATTAGCTGAATCTAACATCTTCATAGGAACTTTAGAATTTTTAGTCCATCTGTCAACCACCTTCGTTGATTGCTCTCCTACATCCAGCATCAAGTCGATAGCATTCATCATGGTATCCCCTTGCCCACTCAAAAACTTCTCACGAGATTTAGCTACTCCCAAAGCTGACATCTGACCAAGCTTATCCGCCGCAGTTGCCGCAGCAAGTATCTGGGCACCCATCTTCTCTCCACCCTTTCCTATCATGGCTCCCATTTGCATCGCTGCTTCACTTGCCTCGTCAGCTATACCTAGAGCACCAAAATCAGCCAAACGCTCTCCTAATGCCTGTAGGGCACTCATTAGCTCTTGGGAAGTAACTCCATAAGTCTGCTGAAGTTTAAGGGTAGTATTTGATAAAGTGCTCATCTGCTCATCAGTATAACCAAGCCCAATAGTATTAGTCCGTAGAGATTTAGCTAATTGTTTTCCACCTTTTTCTGTTAATTTATTACTTAAAATCAGTCTACCTATTTCCTGATTATTAGTATTCAACCCAGCATCAAAAGCGTCTGCTGCAACTCCTACAGCCATTGCGTATCCCGTGAACCCCTGTTCTAGGTTTGCTATATTATCTGCTGATTTTTCTAACAGACTTCCTGCTGTCGTACCTCTAGTTAGGGCAAGTTCTTGAAGTTTTGCAACCTCTGCGAATGCTTGCGTTCCTATCCTACTAATACCGATGAGAGTATCAAATTTTCTAAGCCCCATCTTAAAGCCATCCTGGACATGCTGGCGACCTTCCTTGGTCTCCTTCTCTAAATTCTGCAAGACCTTAATCATCTGCTTTAGAATATCGTGACCACCACCCTTAAATGCAGCCATTACTCTTCACCCAAATAAACTTTAAAAATTGATTTCATCTTATTTAATTTATATGTTCGGAAATCTCCAGTTGATCCTGTCAATGTACCTATACTATCTTTCATCTCAGAGATATACTCAGACACCTGATCTCTGGATGCCTTCTCCTGCTTCTTATATAGTTTTGTCAGAAGAACATCAAGAACAGCCTCGCTAAGTACTTCTAACTTTATACAGCTTACTAAAGTCCCATCTCGACCTGGGAAAGCTCCATGTCCCCTACCACAACTAACTATTAGAACTACTTTCTGGGCTCTACTTCCTTTTCCTGCCCCTAACCAATATCTAAAAATTAAGATATCTCCTGGTACCATCCTGCTTGCGCTTGGTGGGCAAGGTCTAACTACTTTTTTTACCTCACCTTCGTCCTTGGGTGGTATTCCTTCCTTGGATAAAAAATCTTGAGTTTCTTTTGAAAATTGTGGCATCTTAGTATATCATATTATATATTTATTTAAAGCATGAATACAGATATTGATTTTATTGATTTTATGGATTTAATGAATTTTACTCTTCATAAAGACTTTGTTAATAAATGGAGACATAAATACTCTGAAAAGTTTATTAAACACTTTCAGTTAAAACTTCTTGAATCCCTAAATAAACAAAAAGTTCTTAAGCTTAGTAGCTTAATGAATTACCTTACAAAAAAATGTAGGTATTCTACGGAACAGGTAAATAACTTTATTAATACAATAGATATAGCATTGTATTACCCACTTATTATAGTGGACAAACCTAAATCCAATTAGCGTTTGCTGCCTTTGGCTGCCTTAAGCTTGGCAATCCGTTCCTCGCAGATTCTCCCAGAGTTGAATTCAGGGCACAAGGTCTTATAGCCACACCAGTTGCAAAACTGATTCTGCATAGCCTTGAACTCCTCTTTCTTCATCTTACGGATCTTCCATACCGCTTCTACCTTATCCTTAAGGTAAACTTTAATCTGGGCGGGTGAGTATTTTACACTCACAAAATTGTTAGTAAGGGGGTAATAATGAGCTACCACAATTTCAGAGAGTGGCACATTCATCTTCTTGTGAACAGCGTAAGCATACCCCTGCATTTGCTTGTCCTGGTATAAATCTAATTCAGATAATTCTCTTTTAGAAGTTTTATAGTCTATAACCAAGTAACCCCCTTCCCTTCCTTTAATAACACGATCAATAATACCATTAAGCTTTATCTCGTATTTCTTATCATACGTAATTTCGTAGACTAATTCAGTAGATACCGTCTCTGCTAGGGAGGCATTGAATCTTAAGAAATTCTCAATACACGTTTTGATCTTAGGGTTATAAGATTTTGAGAAAGTGTAGTCTTTTTTAAGATTTTCGGCTATAGTAGTAAGGGCCGCAACGTCCGTTGCTTCGAAGCCGTCTTCAAAAATTTTATGTATATACGATCCAAAGTGCAAAGCGTCTTTATTTTTAGCCTCCTCTTTGAAACGATCCACATACTTATATCGGTATTTCAACTGACACTCTCTGAAAGTCTTAGCTTTTGATTCGGAAATTGTATTTATGAACATGATGTCACCTCGATTTATTAGAGACTATTTGCTGGAGAAGTTCGAGGATAATTATAAGTTATCCTCCAACAACGTAGAGATAATTGTTCCCTCTTTATTTACTAGTAACGATTGGAAGAGGCACCTAAGTATTAATATGGACACTGGCTTATGGCAGTGCTTCAAGACTGGCAAAAAAGGTAACTTCACTCAGCTATACGCATTCCTAGAAGGTGTCACCTACAATGAAGCTGAAGCCGATATTCTTTTTAAAGAATTTAATGGGGATTTTGATGTTCCTCATGTCGAGAAAAAAGAATCACAACCTGAAAGCCATAACAAAGTTGCCAATCTACGGCTTACCCCTATCATGTTAAAAGATTATGATACTGATGACAGGGTAATCCAAAAAGCGTGGACCTTTCTTTATGAAAGAGGACTCTTTGATCTAGAGAAGGAAGATAGAACTTATTACGTCTCCAATCAGCTTAGGTATAGTAACCGACTAATTATACCTTTTGAGGAAAATAATAATCTTTTTTACTTTCAAGCACGAAGTTTAAATGGTCAAACCC